ATACAGAAGACGCTACGTTAGTAGTTGGTAAATATGCTGTTGTTCACTATGATGAAAGTGATGAAGGAGGTGAAGATATGTATGTAGTATGGGACAATACTGTTAACCAAGACGAAATTGGTTCATATGATGATGAACCCGAATTCGAATCAACTGACCCAGCTGAAGTAGCTATTTGGTTAAAACAAAACGCATAATTTAGAACTATTCTAAATGAACAACAGGGGTGGCTTTGCCACCCCTTTTTCGTATATTTACGGTATGATGAAAGACGAAAGAAAATTAGACGGTTTGAGTGTTAGGCACGTAGCTCAAATAGTACGCCGTAAAATGATTACACGTACTAAACCATCAAGTAAAAACTATTCTCGCAAAAATTTAAAAAAAGATTTGGAGAACTGAGGGATTGTTCGTATATTCACGCATAATAAGGAATTAAATAAATTAATAATATAAAAATAAAGGTTATGAACAAACAAGTTAAGTTTGAAAAAGAAAATGGAGATCTGATTAGATCAGTTGCCCATTTATTAGGTTTAAAAGGTATCGAAGTGGAAAGAGATCACACTGATGGTATGCCTACAGTAGCAGGTGCCCATATTATGGGTGAAGAAGGAATTTATTTCCGAGTAAATCAGATGGGAAACTTCAATTCCCAAGAAGTTGAAAACATTAAACGAGCTCTTGATATTCGTATTGATGGTTATGAAGTTAAATTACTTAATATTGGTGATTTTGAAATGGATGATGACCGTTACTGGTATCCATCAATTGCCTTTACATTTATAAAAGATAATCAAAACGTACTTAATTAATTAAACCTAAAAAATAGTTATGAAACATTTAGATCTAGATACATCAATCAAAAATTATTGGAGAAAAGCTAATGAAGCTTTAAAAGCTAAAAACATGGATGAAGCAAATGACTTGCTTGATTATTGTTTAGTTATTTTAGGGACAGCTACCTTGAAAGGTAAGGTTGAACTAGGAGGTGTACGTGTTGACCTATGGAAAGAACGTGTTTGGTATTCAATAGAAAATAACGGATTTTTACCTGAATAATATGAACCCAGAAACTAAAGAAATATTGTATATAGAACTCCAAGAGATTCTTATACTAATGGAAGACATGGATAATAACATGGCTATTATTAAACTTGAAGATTTAATCAATAAAATCCAATACAACCAACTATGAAATTTCTTGAACTAACCGGTTACGGAAATAAAATCATTCACTTTATTAATGTTAAAGCTATTGCAGAGATTAGTTTTGAAAAATCATACACACATGTTGTACTTAATAATAGTACCTCAGTAAATGTAATTGAAGGTAAAGAAGAAATTGAAAAAATGTTTTATCATCTTGAAAGTGTTATTATTAATAAAGATATAGCTGATTATACACACGATGATGATTTTTGGGATGATGCAACTTATGATGATGATTTACCATTTTAAGATATGGCAGAGAAAAAAGGATTTACAGGCAAATTACATTATGACTTTCCTACACAAAAGTGTCTTGAAGTTAAATTACCTAATGGAAAATGGTATAGGGCTACAGCTAATGAGTTTAGAAGTTATGATACAGAACGTAGGTTTGGTGTAGGTGAAAACACAGAACCATATGATGGTGTAGTTTATTATTATGGTACTAATAAAGTAGCACCTAAAGAAAACACATGTAAAATAATTTACCACCCACAGCACCCAAGACGCGAAATAGTATTAAGACCTCACGAAAGACATTTACTAGATTAAATTTAATAATATTTATTACATATATTGTTGCATAAAAATATAGATTACAAATAATGAAGTTAACAAACGAATCAAACTCCAAAATTTTAGGTATTATAGGCGGACAACATTCTTGTGGTATTGCCTATATTGAAAACAACGAAATTAAAGTCGTATTAGAAGAAGAACGACTTATTAGACAAAAACCTTACCTTGATTTAGAAGGTGATTTCTTTAGATTCCCCCTACAATCATTACAAGAATTAATTAATAGGTATAATGTTGATTTGTCTCAAGTTGACTATTTTACTAGTTTTCTTAAGTACGATGTTGTAAAACAAATCCTTAAACAAACTGTTGATTTTGATTTACCTGAAAATAAATTTATTAAAACAGAGCACCATGAAACCCATTGTGCTTTAGCTTATTATTTATCTAATTTTCAAGATGATACTTTAGTAGTAGCAATTGATGGAAGTGGTGAACACCACTCAGCTAAATATTATGTTGGTACTAATGGTAATATGGAATATATTGATGGTATTGAACTTAATAGAAAATCATTAGGTTTATTTTATGCCGCAATAACCGAGTTAATTGGTTTTAAACGTTTAAAAGACGAAGGTAAAACAGTTGGAATGGCAGGACATGGTAATTTTTGGAAAGAAGTATATGATGCTTTTGATAAATCTATTACAGTCACAGATATTAAAACTGATTTAGCTGAATTTAATGACCCACATGATTTAGCTGGTGGTTCTATTTTTAAAGAAGTAATGACTAATTTTTTTGATGTTGTTGGTAGTAAAGTTTGGAAACCAGCAATTAAAGATGTAGCATTAGCAGGTCAATTAGTATTAGAAGAAAAAACACTACAAATTTTAAATAACTTAAGAAAACGTTACCCACATATTCGTAAAATAGCATTAGCTGGAGGTATTTTTGCTAATGTTAGAATGAATAAACGTATTAATGAATTAGAGTGGGTTGATGAAATTTTTATTGCACCACCAATGGGCGATGAAGGATTAGCATTAGGTTCAGCATTAATTGTATTTAAACAATTACACCCTGAATTTAAACCAGTCCGTTTAGATAATGTATTTTTTGGAACAGAATATAATGAAGAAGAAATTAATAACGCAGCCCGAGAAATCTTGGGAACTTATAACTATATACCTCTTAACATTGATTTTATCACTAGTCTTTTAAATAATCAAAAGATTGTAGGATTATTTCAAGGTAAATTTGAACATGGACCTCGTGCTTTAGGTAATAGAACAATTATGTGTGATGCAACACATCCGGACACATATGATGTAATTAATGGTAGATTAAAACGAAATGATTTTATGCCATTTGCCCCAGCTGTATTAGATGAAGATGCTGATATATTATTTGAAGTAAGTAAATCAAGATATGCTGCTGAATTTATGACATTATGTTTTAACACTAGAGATGAATGGAAAGATAAACTACCAACAGTTGTCCACCCAGTAGATAAAACAGCTCGTGTACAAATAGTAACTGAAAATTCAAATCCATTGTTTTATAAGATTTTAAAATCATATAAAGAAAAAACAGGTATTGGGTGTTTAGTAAATACTTCATTTAATGTTCATAATGAACCTATAGTAAATAGACCCGTAGAAGCATTTGTACATTTAAAAAATAATATTATAGATTATTTAGTAACTCCTTATGGAATTTATTCAAAATGAGTAATGAAGAACACTTAGAAGAAATTTTATATAAAGCTCATAAAAAGGGGTTTTATGAAGAATTATTTCATGTAGCAAATCAAATCCAAAAGCAAAACCCTAAAATTGGATTATATGAAAAAATTGATTTAGCTTATACACAAATAAAAACAGAAAGATTAAAAAATAATGAAAATACATCTCAACATTGATTGTGAAGCTAATATTATATTTAATAATGACGCTAAAGTAATTTTAAAAGGTCATGAATCATATTTAACCAAATGGTTTTTTGATGATGAATTTGTAGGTGAAATGAATCTAAGTGGAGGACAATGGGGTGCTTATCCTATTAAAGTTGGTAATTGGAAAATAGAATTACATAGAGATGATAAGATTTATAAATATGAATTGAACTTAGAAAATAGAAATGTTTTATTTATATATAATTTCCAATACCTTAAAGGCAAACTACCAGATATAAATGAAATGATTAGTTATATAAGTGAATTGAAAGATAAATACAAATTAACTCCATATGTTTATTTTAAAGATAGTGAAAAGTTTGTTTTACCTTTTAAAACTTTAAAAATGAATGAAAATGGAGATTTTTCCTTAATTATAGAAAAAAATGGATAATCTTATTAAAATATATAATGGCGCTATTAGCCCTGAAATGTGTCAATTTATTATTGATAAATTTGAATATTCTCAAAATAAAGTAGACGGAATGTCTGGTGGTGGTATAAGAAAACATATCAAAGCATCTACTGATTTAATGATACATGATGAAGCTGGTAAAGATGATGATTGGAATTACATTTACAATTATTTGATGGAAAATTTATTACACTATTTAGTAGATTATCTTGAAGTAAATGATTTTCCTATTTTATCTCAAAATTATTCAAGTAAATCAAGTGTTGTTAGAACTGCTCAAACATGTTTTATGAGTGGTAATAACGGTACACCTCATATTCAAATGCAACGTTATATTGGTGGTGAAGGTTATTACGCATGGCATCACGAAAATGAAGGTGGTAACACATCAAAACGCGAATTATTTTATATCTATTACCTAAATACTCTAACAACTGGTGGAACAGAATTTAAATACAACCCCCAAATTATCTACCCAGAATCAGGTAAATTAATTTTCTCACCAGCTTATTGGACTCATAAACATAGAGGTAATGCTCCAGGAGATGGTAATACAAAATATATTATTACGGGTTGGATTGAAAGTCAAAAAAATAATATAGGTGAAGAATTTGAACAAGATTATTTTATATGAATATAGACATACAATTTAATCCAAATGATATTACTATTTGGAATTATGAACCCAATGATATTAAGTTAAAAGGCGTTTATATTGATATAGAAACTAATTTAATAACTCACATTAATACATTATATATTCCTCCAAGTAATGGTTTTATAAGTATTCCTTTATCAAATTATTATTTTCAATATTGTAAAGGTTTTAAAGTAGAATTATATAATGGTGATGAATTAGTTTTAAGTAAATCTCACATTTATACTAATACTTTAAATAGTAGATTTTATTTCCACAGAAACGATTTTGCTCAAAATTATGGTTCATGGATGAGTTTAATACATGAACGTGAATATGAAAATAAAATATTTATAAGCCCAAATGATATTGTATATGACTTAGGAGCTAATATTGGGGCATTTACTAAATGGGCAACGTTATTTAATCCAAATTCCATTTATAGTTTTGAACCTACCCCCTCTTTATATAGTGATTTATTAAAAACATTTGAACATAATTCTAATGTTCATATTTTTGATTTAGCTATAACAGATCAAAACAAATCTATTAATTTCTATGAACTTACAGAAAATACAGGTAACTCATTAGTTGAAATACCTAAAGAAAATAGAATTGGGGATATATTTAAAGGAATAACTCAAGTACAAGGTATTAATTTAGAAGAATACGTTATAAAAAATATGTTACCATTACCTACATTATTAAAAGTAGATATTGAAGGTAGTGAATATGATTTTTTTGAAAACACAAGTGATGCTTTCTTTTCAAATACAAACCAAATAATAGTAGAATTTCATCATAACATTGAAGGTACTTCTAAGTTAGATAAAATACAATATATTATAAAAAGATTTTTAAATTTAGGTTATAAAATACAAGTTAAAGAAGGTGATTCAATTGATAACGATATGTTTACAATTCTTCTAACTAAATTTGGTTAATTAAAAAATTATTCGTATATTACAACAAATAAAAAACATGAGTTACATAGGTAAAGAATTTCCGTTAGTACATCTCAAAACAGTAAATTATGTTGATGAACGTATCTACATTATTGATGAAGCTAGAAAACAAGGTAAAAAACTATTGTTATTTTGGTACCCAAAAGATTTTACATTTGTTTGTCCAACCGAACTACATGCTTTTCAAGCAGCACTACCCGAATTTGAAGCTCGTAATACAATTGTAATTGGGGCAAGTTGTGATTCGGTTGAAGTACACCAAGCATGGTTACGTACACCAAAAGATAAAGGTGGTATTGAAGGTGTTACATATCCAATTTTAGCAGATACAACTCGAATACTAGCAGAATCATTAGATATTTTAGATTATAATGGTTGGGATAGTAAAGATGGTGATAACGTAACTTATAGAGCAACTTATTTGATTGATGAAGAGGGTATAGTGTTTCATGAAAGCGTGAACCATATGTCGCTAGGTCGTGACATAAATGAGTATTTGCGTTTAATAGACGCTTATACACACGTACAAAACGTAGGTGAAGTGTGTCCGGCCAATTGGAAAAATGGGGCACAAGCAATAAAAGCAGATATAGATAGTTTAAGTGATTATTTAAAAAATATTTAAAGCTTGCATAACTATACCATACCATTTAATCCGTATATAC